GCCCCGGGGGTGATCTGGGCCGCGAGCTTCTGCGTCGCCGCCGGCACCCTGGCCGCCGCCATCGCCCGCCGCAACAAGAACTAACCACACCCCCTGCTCGGCCCCATCGCGGGGCCGGGCCTGACCTGGAAAGAGATGCGATGAGTGCTGAGAGGACGACGGAGTGTCCGAGCTTGATGGAGTTGGATCGGCTGCGTTGTGAGGTTGAGGCGGTTCGTGAGGCGCTGGGGGAGGTTGAGGATCGGCGTCGGGCTGCGGCGGTGGCTGCGGTCCGGGGCGGGAAGGGTAAGCGTCCGGTGGCGCTGGCTGCGGGGGTGACTCGGCAGACGTTGGACAAGTGGCTGGGAGACTGGACGCGCAAGCGGAAGGAGTAGCATCATGACTAGTTTCTATGACGCCACCAAGATCACCGGCATCATCCCCATCCCACCCTTCTTCAACTCTGGCTCCTACAGATTGTCTGACTGGAAGGCGAAGAGCCTCAACCCCCATTTCGTTGCCGCATATATCATTCGCCGCTTCCCCCACGCTGCCGTCACTGTTGATACCGATGGTGAGTGGCCCCGTGTCAATCTTGGGGCGACGACACTCGAAATCCGGGGCGATATCACTGACCTTGGCGGTGGTGATTACAGGGCATGGGAGACACCTCGTGACGCCGCCGAGCGGCTGCTTGCTGCTCATGGCTGGGACCAATCCTTGTCGGTCAAGGAGCGTATCGCGGCGCTAGTGCGCCCGGGCGTCCGTATGAAGGGTGTCCGCAACGGCTGTGTCATCCCCATCAAGCATGGGGAGAAGATTGAGGTCACCGTCGCTGACGACGAGTGCACGATCACTGTTGGTGATACCTGCTATCACCGCAGTGAGTGCGGAGGTATTTGGGTTGCGGCCTACCTGGCAGACACGCTTGCCCCTCGCTGACGGCCCTACAGACGCAAGGCGCCCCACCAAACCGGTGGGGCGCCTTCGTTATGTTCGGAGGACCAGGAGCGGCCCTTCCTCTCTCGGATGGTCCGGGAGCCTCATGATGGCATGTCCAGGCCCGAAGGGGATGGCCTTGGCTGGCAGCCTACCGGGACGGTTGACGGCGATGGCTACCCGTGCGATAGCGCCTGCTAGGCGGTCCCACTCGGCGTCCTCGGTGTCTCGCTTGGCCTGTTCCTCGGCGCTCGCGGCCACCCAGGGCGCTTCGGCCCGTGGGTGCGCTAGCTCGATGTCGCTCACTTCATGTCTCCGATGGCGTCTCGGGAGTCAATGAGCATGCCGATCACCTGGCCTATGGCCTCGGTAGCGTCGGCTGCTGGTAAGCCGGCTGCGATGCCTGCGATGGCGGTGGCGTGCCCCAACATGGTGATGGTGAGGCTTCTCTTCACGGCTGCCTTGGCGGATTCCTCGGCGACGGCGGTGAGCGATGTCTTGATCTGCTCGGGTGTCATGCGGCTTTGTCCTTTCGTCTTGCTGCGGCGGCGAGGAGGTCGCCGACGTGGTATCTGCCTTCGTGGTCGGTGAGGTGGCCGCGGTGTTTCCAGAGTCGGATGGTGGCCGCCCGCGTGGGGTACCCGGCTTGGGTGAGGAGCCGGGCGCCTTCGTCGGGGGTGACTAGCCAGTCGGCGGCCGCCTCCAGGTGGCTCGCGAGGAGGGGCTGCAACTCCCACTGGGTGTCGCATGCCGGGCACCTGGCCCACGAGGATCCCGGTGGGGCGTAGATGGGCTGGTCGCAGATGCCCCGGTCCCCCAGGTCGGTGAGGCACCGCCCGTAGAAGCGCGCGTCCTCGGGGATGTCCACGAGGGCCGTGATGGCCCTGATGGCGGCGAGGACCTCGGGGATGAGGGCGGCTAGCTCGGGCCGGCCGGGATACGCGGACGCACCCCTGAGCGCCCATGAGACCTCCGTCCACGTCTGCGGGCTGGTGGCCCCGAGGAGGTCGTGCGTCGCCCACTTCGCCCATTTGAGTAGCGTGCGCTCGTGGACGCTCGCGGCCTGGACGACGCCCAAGCGGACCGGGGGGCGGCTGCATGGGGTGACGCTGGCCCCGCCGCCTTGGCCGCGCCGGAGCCCGGCCTTGGCGGCGTCCAGGGCTTCCATGAGCGCCGTGATGCCCTGTGCGGCTTCGTCGAGCCGCTGGCAGGCCGTCACGCTCACGTACCGGTCACCTCGCAGCGGCTCCCCCGTCACCGGACAGGAACGCGCCTCGGTGCTCACGCCAGGAACCCCGCGGCGACGGGGACGCGGATCTCCCCACGCCACTCATCCAAGGGGGCGACCATGCCGTCATCCTGTCCGTCGGCGACCTCACGACGAATGAGATCCGGGTTGAGGACGTCAGCAAGGTCCGCGAGCTTCTCCCCGCCGATGGTGACCTGCCCGTCACGGATCGCAAGGATGATCGCCGCCGGGTGCTGGTCACTCACGGGTGTCCTCCTTCGAGTTGGCGGCCCGATCTGCGGCGTAGCGGATGGCGTCGGCGATCTGCTGGACGGCCCGCTCCGCCGTCTCAGCGCGCTCGCGGAGGCCCCTGATCTGGATGAGCGCGCACCACATGGCGATGCTCAGGCACAGGGGTGCAAGCCCCGTCAGAATCCAGTGAATCCAGGCTCCCATCAGCGGTCCTCCTCTTCGATGGTCTGGGCGGCCCAGGCGAGGGCGTACCAGCCCATCTCGATCAGGTCCCCTCTCGGGCCGTCACTCATGCCGTCGTCGAGGCTCTTGGAGATGTCCCCGATGAAGGACGAGAGGACGATGAAGTCGGCCCGCACGGGGTTGCCTTCGGCCCGTGACCTGATCGCGGCGAGGCCGTCACTGTGCGGGTTCTCGAGGCTCGCCCAGTCGGCGCAGATGCGGGCGACCATGGTGAGCGGGGCGGTCTTGCGGGCTGCGCTCTGGACGGTGGCGAGGGCGTCCAGGAGGAGCGAGAGGCGTTCCTCCTGAGTGGACTTGGCGTCGATCATCCTGCCGCCTATGTCCTTGACCCTGGTGACGGCCTGGTCGAGTGCGCCAGGCTCGTCGTCGGGCAGGCAGGAGAGGACAGGGCCCATCGCGTCACCGAGGGTTTTGAGACCCGTCGGGGTGTACTCCCCGTCCCCGTGCCATGCCTCCTTGAGTTCCTTCAGGTGGGCGGTGGGGACGAATGTGACCTCCTCCCACTCATCGATGGAGTCGGTCAGGGTGCAGGTGGGGTCAACGGTATTTTTCGCGCGAGGACCACTCACAAGGAAATACTCGCCCCCAGGGTCCTCCCGGACTGCGAGCGAGCCGTCGATCGGCTCCTCGTACTCGGCGCCCCGGATGATGCGGATGAGGGGCTTGTCGGGCCAGTTGGTCATGATTGCTCCTGGGGGTCGATGCCGAGGGTGGTGGCGGTTTCGGGGGTGATGTCGATGGGGTCTTTCGTGGCGATGGCGATGGTGAGCCGGTTGGCGATCCTGAGTTGTTCTCCGACTTCGAGGACGGCGCTTGCCAGTGCGCAGAGGGCCCCGATTGTGAATTTGTGCTGGTCTTCCGCGGCTTTGAAGTTGCTGTTGATCGCTTCGAGGAGTTCGACTGCCTCGTCACGCCAGGGGCGTTTGTTGGTCATGGGTCAGCCTCCGATGATTGCGCGCCAGGTGGCGGCGATGACCCAGATGATGACGCTGATGACAGCGAAGGCAGCGGTGAGGGCGAGGATGAGGCCGACGGCCTGGCCGAGCCGCTGACCGAAGGTGGGTGTGGGTTTCATGGTCAGCCCTCCTTTCCGCTGGTCTTGACGTCGATGTCCGGGACCAGAGTCTCCGGCCTGTAGACGACCTTGTAGTGGTAGGCGTCGGCCTTGACGGGCTCGGTCTGCTCAACCACGTAGGTGACGTTGTCGGACAGGCCCAGGAAGTGCTTCTTGAACTGGTTGTCGCCGACCTTGCAGGTGACCTCGAGCTGGCCCTTGGAGTTGTCCTCCTTGGAGTCCTTGATGGAGCACAGGCCCTCGATGGTGAGGAGGTACTTGTCGGTGATGCCGTTGACGAAGGTGATGCGGCGGGTCACCTTGAAGTTGTCACTGTCCTGGCTGATGTTCCAGGATGCGGTGTCGGCGGCCGAGCAGCCGGCCAGGGTGAGGGCCGCGGCCGTGGTGACGGCGGCGGCGAGATGACGAAGTTTCATGGGTTCTCCTAGGGTTGAGCGGGATTCTGGTGAGTTGGGGTGGTGGCTGGCCCTGGCCCAGCAGTCGGGGCCAGCCACCAGGTCATTAGAAGGGGGGCTCGCTGGTGGGGGCGCCCCCTGTGCCCCACGGGTCCTGCGCCGCGGTGGGGACGTTGCCTGAGCCGAACGCGGCAGGCTGCGCGGGCTGGCCGTGCTGGGTGGGCTTCGGGTGCAGCCCCCAGGTGTCCACGTTCAGGTTCAGGGCCGCGGCCGGCTGGCCGTCGTTCCCGGCCCAGGCGCGCACACCAGGGCGGCCGGTGAGGGTGAGGAGCTGGCCTTTCTGGACGTGCTCGCAGAACGTCTCCGCCTGGTCTCCCCACACGCTGGCCCGCACCCACACGGTGTCGCCGGCGTCAACCCACTGGCCTGTCTGCTGGTCGTATCGGCGGGGCGTGTATGGGATGCTGACGTTTGCGACGGGTTTCCCGGATTGGGTGAATCGCATTTCGGGGTCGGCGGCCGCGTACCCGGTGACCGTCATTTCAAGTTGGGGCCTTGCAGCCATTTCCTGTTCCTTCCTGGGGAGTGGTCATATTGTCGCGTTTTCGCGCAGAATCGTCTAATGGCGACACGCCGGGGCGAGATATGCTGCGATCAAATCCGCGTCGAAATCAATCAGCCGAATCGGAATAGGCTCATCATTGCCGGATATGAATGTCTCCCATATGGTCACGACTCCCCCTCGGGGGTGTAGACGATGGTGTAGGGGCCGGACTTCTCCGGGAGTTCAGGTGTCGCTTCCTCATGAGCGTAGGCGTACAGTTCCATCCATCCGCCTCGATCACGACCCCAGGCGTCGCCGTGTTGACTGACGACCATGGCCCCCTCGGGAATGTCCCGCGAGTCCTTACCACCGTCTATGGTTCTTGGGAGAAGATCGCGCGTCTGCTGAAGTTCGTCGCAGAGCTCCTGCAACTGGCAGAGCAGGTCGATAGCGACCCCACGGATGGTGTTGATACGGTAAGTGTGGCCTGCCTTCACATCCTCAACGATCCGGTCATCGCTGATGTCGGCGACCATTTGCCTGAGGTAAGGGAGCAGGGTTATCCGCTTTGCCACGTGCCGCTCTTCGAGGAGCCAGCCGAGGCGGTCGCGCTCACGCATGGCGGCAATTTCCTGCCCCATGTGCTCGGTCTTCTCTCGTAGGTGCTCGACCTCCAGGCGGAGGTCCGAGTTCTCTCGGCGCAGGAAGCCTGCGGTGTCTTCACTCATTGGTGTTCTCCTCAGGGGTCCAGACGATGGTGTAGGGAGCGCCGTCATCAGGTAGTGCGTGGTGCATGCAGCAGCAGCCACCAATGGGTTCCCAGCCGTTTGCCTCGTAGTGCTGCCAGGCATCCCCGTTCTTGTCGATGACGACGGTATCGACGGGTAGGGCGCTCCCGTCACCCTCAACCGGGCGCGGGGCGGCTGCCTTCAAGTCTTCGATCTCGCCTTCCAGTGAGGCGACGATCTCAACAAGCTCGTTGATGCCCTGTATCGCCGCCTCATGTTGGCCTGACTTGATTAGGTGGGCAAACAGGTCGACGGTGTTCATCGCTCCTCCAACCGGGTGATCTTGTCCTTCAGGAAGTCGACATATTCGAGAAGGTCTTCGATGTCGTCGGCCATTGCCTCAGCGGCCGTCTCATAGCGCCCGTCGTACTCTCCCCCGGCCCGGTATCGAGCTAGGGATTCACGGACGTCGCGGGGCCTCCACGTGTGTCGGATGACGTCGCTCACCGCTCTCCTCCGTCCTGGTAACGGGTGAGCCAGGCGAGGGCGAGGGCGCCTACCTGGGTGACTTCGGCGATGGTGTCGGCGTTGTGGCCGGTCCCCTTGGCGTTGTCGTAGGTGAGGCTGGCGGCGACCTCGCCCACCTCCTCAGCCAATGCGTAGAAGCGGGACTCATCCGTGTGGCCGTCCGCGTCCAGGGTCATCCCCGGGTGCTTAGCCGCGGCCCGCTCGTACTCGGCGACGAACGCGGCCGCCGGATCCTCGACGTCGAGACCAATGAGGATCGACGCCGCGTCAGCCGCGACGAAGCGGAGCGACCCAGTGATAGCGTCGCGCCGCCTGCTCTCGGGCATGGCTTCGCGGCCGTCGTTCTCGCCGATGATCGCCGCCCCGACGATGGCGAGACGCAGGTTCCATCGAGAGACCGAGTAGAGAATCGGCTGCCTGATGAGCCCCGCAGCAGCCGCGATCTCCTTGGCGGTATCAGTGAATGGGCAGGTCATTGGTGTTCCTTCCGGTAGGTGTGGGTGATGAGGATGAGGGTGATGAGGAGGACGGTCATGCCGCCTCCGTGGGGTGGTTGGGGCAGACGACCTCCCCGTCCATGTCGTCGGTGATCTCCCAGCCGAGACGGCGGGCGAGGGCGTACATGCCGTTCAGGCGAGATACATTTCGGGGGATGTCGTCGTACTCCTCGGGGAAGTCGATCCGCTCCTCGCAGCCGGGCCAGTCGCAGGACATCGACACGTAGACCCGCCGAACCGGGATGACCTGGATCATGACGCGGGTTCTCCGGGGAGGTCGTCGATGACGGCGGCGGGCACCTCGACCGGCTCGGCCTTGGGCTTGCGCTTGCGGGCGACCTTGACGGTGGGCTGGTCGTCTCCGAGGCCGTCAAGCTCGACTTCCTCGGCCGAGTAGGAGAGACCCATGAGGGCGTCTGCGGCGATCATGCGGCACACCTCGGCGGTTGCTTTGGCGCGCAGCATGGCCTGCGGCTCCTGGGAGTACTTCTTGTTGCTCAGGTACCCGGCGGTGCGGGCGCGCTCGATGGTCCAGGTGGAGGACTGGACCTGCTGGGATCCACGTCGCCGGCCGGAGACGGTGACGCTGGTGTCGGACTGGTCGTCGACCCAGACGTCGTGCCCGGCCTGCTGGACGACGGCGAGCATCGTCCTGGCGTAGAGGGCGGGCTTGCCGGAGATGACGTAGATGCTCTCCATGGCGGCGATGGGGTCGAGGCCGAGCGAGGCCCCCTTCATGATCGCTACCCCCGCATCGGTGGTGTTGCCGCGCAGGTGGGCGGGCGCGAAGCTTGAGGCGCAGAGGACGCGGGCGAGGTTCCCGGCGTCGCTCATG